AAAGTAAAAGATTGAGTTGACTGATAGGCAGAAGCAGTATACCAAGTGCCACCACCAAAATTGCTTCCAGAGTAAGAGCCAGTAATACCTGGTAGAAAGGTACCTGTAGTCCATTTTGTACTTCCTGACTGGTTTGTAAATGTCCAGCTTACTCCATTTGTAGTTTGAGGTAAATTACCTAAACGTCCTGTACCTTGGTTCCAATCAGCCGCTATTGGATGACAAAATATAGTATAATCTAATGGAATTGCAGAGGCATCTGCTAAATATGCTTTTAAATAAACATCAAAACTAGATGTTTTAATTAGATTAGTAAAAACACTACTTATCTCGCTTGTTGAAAATTTAATTACAGGGCGAGATACCTCTTCAGTACTTTCAATAGATTCATATGTACTAAGTTCTAGTATTTCGTCTAATCCTGTATTTAAAGCAGGATAGAATGAATAAAGCGTTGCGCTTTTTTCAGGGAATATTTTGTAAATAGCCATAGTTAGTAATTACTACGTATAAATATAGTAGCTACTAAACTGTTTTACGCCAATAAATGGTAATATTCTTTAAAGTGCTTTTGACGATCAGCTAAACCAATCGTACCACCGTTAACACATTTAGTCACGGCTAACACAGATGCATCAGAGGCATCTTTACACTTTGCTAAACAATTTTTAGAAAAAAACCAAGCAGCGGATAACAGTGGGTATTTAGTAGCAACTAAATCAGGATTAGCAGCAATATCAACACCAATTGCTTTACCAAATGCTGTATAATTTTGCTTACCTGTTAATTGGATATAACCACGTCCACGAAATTTAAAACCTTCACCTGACGTCTCATCACCATTACCCATACGAGATGCATAAACGCGATTAGCAATTTTTTCAGGTTTACGTTGATATTGTTCAGCTAATACTGGAGTTGGAAAATATTTTTTGAATATACCCATTAAACCTTTTGCTGAATAATTAAGATTTTCATTTACAACACGAAATCCACCTGATTCATGTCCACATTGGGCTAAAAAGTGTGCTACTTCAACTGGTGTATCAATACCAAATTTAGTCATTACATCAGGAATCTGAGCGATTACTGTATCAGGAATGTGTCCTTTTAATTTATTTAAATCCATACTTTATAATTTTCAATAAATATTATTGAGTAACTACTCTACCTTGAATATCAGTATTAGGGAGTCTTACTTCAAAAATAGCTGGGTCTAGTGATGGGTATATGTTGCCATTTTTAGTTGCGCCTGCTACATCGTAGCCATAAGGGGAGTAACTTCCACCTTGTTTATTTACTATTTCAAGTTTAACTACAGATTGAACACCTTTAACTTGTAAAAGTTTAGATGTAATGTCTGATAAAACAATTGGTTGATTAATTTGCCAGTTATCAATATTAAAATGATTTTGTAAAGTAGTAACACAATTAGTTAATACTTCTTTATTTGAATAACCACTTAATACAATAATATCAAAATTAACACCAATATTAATATAATAAGCATCTTTAATATTAATAGCATCAGTAACCATTCTATATTGATTAATATAGGTTACTAAATTATTTTTTAATGCTAAAAATCCTGTGGTTATTTGTTTATTACTATTATAAGATAAAATATATAAATCAAGAGCAAAAGGATTATTTTGAGGGACTACAGCTACTGTTTGAGTTGGTGTTCTATTAATATCTTGAGAAATATAAGCTTTAGATACAACACCGTAATCAGCAGGCATGGATAATGCCCTTACCATATAATCATCTTTAGTTACAGCTCTTAATTGAGTTGAATAAGAGTAAAGTGCATTTTGACGAATTTCATCTGTTGTATCTCCATTTCTTCCACCTGTTGAAGGAATAGGATTTGCAGAAATTATACTATTTAAAACAGATCCTGTTAAAGCAGGATTTACAGGATTTCCATTTTTAAAATAAACACCTGATGTATCAATAATAGTTAAATCATTAGCAGGTATGTTTGATGTAATACCACCCCCTACTATATATTTTACATTTAAACTTCCAACAGGAACTATTCCATATTCTTTAGAATAAAATATAGAGGCCTCATTGTAATTACTAGTTAAATCAGAAATACCAGGAACAGAACCAGCAGCAATTGAAGCAGCAGTTGGAATTATTTGACTATCAGTATATATTTGAGATAAACCAGCACCAAATTCAAGTTGCAATGTGTCATCCGATAAAAGTCTAGATACAAAACGCTGAGGTACTCTTTGAATTTGTAACAAATAAGGTACCTGATCAGTAGCAAAGGTAGGGTTAGCTATTTTTTGAAAAGTTGAAGATTGAGCTAAGTAAGGTACCTCGTACCAAATATCATTAGCTCCCCCACTTCCTGTTACTGTTAATATTTGTAAAATATTAGTATCAGTAATATTAACTGTTCCAAATTTTTGATTTTGGGGTGGAGTAATAGTAGTATTTTTTATTTCAGCTGAAATAGCAGGGATTGATTTTTTAAATAGAAAATTATTGTCATCATAGAAAGTAATTTCAGCACTTCCTGTTTCAGTAAAGTCAATTTGCTGTGTAGTTAAAAATCTAATTCCAGTTGAATTAGAAGTTAAATAAGTGTTAGCGGGTATGACTAGTCCATATGTGTTGAAATCAGGAGACGAAACACCACCACTTGATGTAATAGGAACTAATTGATATATATCTACTATAGTGCTTGATGCGTATGATGCTTTAGGACGATAACCCATAACATATGACATTGCATATAAGTTTTCTTTTTCCTTAGCATATAGTAAGAAATTTTCTTGTACTTGAGTATCTAAATAAAACGAGGTTACATCACCAACATACGAGGCCATTTCAATAAACAAGTTACCTGGAGTTGCTTCGGTAAAGTCATTATATGCTGTTGGAAAATAAGTTTTAGCATATTGCTGTAAAGCTGCTTTAAAACTTGTAAAGTCTTTATTTAAATACGATATATTTTTATCCTCGTTAGCCATTATTATTGAAATTGTACTGTTACTTGATCTGGTGTATTAGATATGTTCAATATATAATCAATACTTAAACTAATTAAATTGTAATCAGCATTTGGTGTTATTGTTATATTTTGTACTGTTACTTCAGGAATATAAATAGATATACTATTTATTAAATTTGTTTTTAAAGCCTCTATATTTAACTCTGTAATTCCTTCAAATATAAAACGTCTTAAATTAGTACCAAACCCAGGATTCATTACTCGTTCTCCAATATCAGTTAATAATAGATTAATTAAGTTAGATTTAATTTGATCTTTAGTAGTATAAGTACTTTTAAATACACCAGGTGCATTAAAAGGCAGCGATACCCCAATTGCAATATTTTTCTGTAAATCTAATGGATTTACTCGTATTACGCGAGGTATTGGCATATTATCCTAAGTTTCTTAATCCTGATAAATCCTGAGCAGTCATGTTAGCAGCAGCGTCTTCAATAAAAGCCATAAATGGATTATCTGCTTTAGGATCTACTTTTAATTGTGGTTGAGCTTGAGGCGTATCGTAGCCAAACATAGCTCCCATTTTACTACGTAAAGCTGATTTAGTATCAGCTCCCATTGGTACATCACTACTAGAAAAACTAACTGTTCTACCTTCAGTTAATTCTTGTTTTCTTTGTTCTAATAACATTACACCAATTTCTTCACGAACTGCTTCGCGAACCGCTTCTTTAATTAATTGTTTAAATAATTTTGCGTTCATATTTATAAATATTTTATCCTTGTAAGTTTTGTTGATCAATAACTAGTTTCAATTGTTCTATTAAATCATTTGGGTCCTGAGTAAATGAAAATTCACTTTTAATTTGTTCTATGCCATCACGATTAATTGCTACGGCATAGCGACGTTTATTACCTTTAACTACAAATCTTGGATTATCTTCTTCTTTAATTTTAAATGTAAATCCTTTATACGGTGGATAATTTAATCCTGTTGGTAAGAAAAAGTTAGATAAAGCATCTAAATTGTCTAATGATTTTCCGTCTAGTTTTAAACTAATTTCTTTTAATCTTTCTTTTAATTCAAGTATTCTATTAACTTCATTTCCAAGTAATGTACTAGCAATAGCTAAAATAGTAGTTAAAGCAGCTACTAATGCTAATAATTTTTGTAATCTTGGTTGTAATTGTATTTTAATAGGTATTAAAAACGGAAATGGTAAACTTAAAATAATTTGAAGAGCAGCAATAACAGCTGAAATTATAGCTAATGTTTTGACTATTCTATCTAAAGTTTTCTTTAAATTTTCTAATTTTTTAGCACTATTGTTAATTAATGTAATAGCATTATTTCTTAAATTAGTAGCAATAACAACCGTTTGTTCATCTTTTACCTGTGTATCTATATAAGCGTTTACTTGATCTACTAAAAGCTCTAATCTTTTTCTTTGAGTAACTATATTGAAAAATTGTTTAACAAGTTGTAAAGCAATTATAGGTGCTAAATTTTTAGCAGCATTAGCAGCTACTTGTTTAGCTAAATCAATGTTAGCTTTTGTTTCTTCGCTTTGAGATTTTTTCTTTAATCCTTTTATTTTAGTTTTAAATGCTTTTTGTCTTTGTTTTATTTTAGTATAAGGATTATTTTGTATAGCATCTTTATCTTTTTGTATTTTTTCTCGCTGTATGTTTATAATTGCTATTGATGCTTTATAAGCAGCCTCAGCAGCTACTTTTATATCATTATACTGTTTTTCAGTAATTTGTTTTGAGTTATAATCTTTTTGAGCTTTTTCAACTGTTGTTTTTTGTGTTTCTCCTGCTTGTTGTTCTTTAACAGTTAAAGCATTTAATTGATCATCTAGTTGAGCTGTTTTGGTTTGATTACCAACAATCAGTTTTTCTTTATTTTTATCTACAAGTTGAGACCCAAAAGTTTTAATGGCAGTAGCAG